AGTTATAGCACCGCTACCGCCGACCGCAACAAAATCTGTACCATATATAGATGCATTTAGAGGAAAAGAAACATTCGATGTTCTAGCTGTCCACGTAGTGCCATTTGTAGAAGATCTTATAGTATTTGATGCTGTTAAAATATAGACTCCGGCACCAAATGCAAGTGACAAAATTGAACTAGTAGTGCCTGACGTTCTAGCTGTCCATGTAGTACTGTCTGGGGAAGTATATAAATTACCGCCAGAGCCTCCTGCAATGTAAAGATTATTGCCAAATAAATAGGCTCCCATAAACGCGCCATTTATATTAGGATTTTGTTGTATATCCCAACTAAGTCCAGTAACGGATCTTTTTATACACCCATCCCCTGAAATAAGCGCTCCATCATTACCACCATACGCAAGCGCACTAGTAGTACCTGCTACTTTATTGAGTGTACTATTCCATGTAATACCATCAGTAGAAGTACCTATATTATTATTTTGGGCATAAAAATAAATGTTATTACCACTTGAGACTTTTATCTCTTGATCACTTCCTATAGTAATACTACCAAATGCTACGGCATTAGGATCTCTCTCTGTATAAGTAGTACCATTAGTAGAAGTCCTTAAATAATTTCCAATACCAGCCACAACAAAAAGATTATTTGAAAACGTAACACTGTTAATACTACTAGTAGTGCCTGACGTTCTAGCTGTCCATGTAATAGCATCAGTGGAAGATCTTATACCACCTGCACTCGTGACGAAAACATAAACTCCGTTACCGAATGCAACCCCCCTAATAGCATCAGTAACGCCTGACGTTCTAGCTGTCCATGTAATAGCATCAGTAGAAGTTCTTATACCACCACTATTAGCACCAAGAACATAGAGCCCATTACCATATGTAAGCGCATTAATACCTGCAGTGCCGCCTGGCGTTCTAGCTGTCCACGTAATAGCATCTGTTGAAGTTGCTAAAGCAGGTCCAATTCCCCCATAAAGATAAAGCCCATTAAGATAAGCCGCTACTTTAAGATCACTAGTAGTGCCTGACGTTCTAGATGTCCATGTAATACCATTAGTAGAGGTTATTAAAGCCCCGTTGTCTCCAACCGCAACAAAAACTGTACCGTATGTAACAGATTCTAAAACAGAAGTAGTACTTAGCGTTCTAGCTGTCCACGTAATAGCATCTGTTGAAGTTGCTCCAACTGCTAAAAGAAGGGAGCTACCCCCAACATAAACATAAACCCCATTGCCGTACGCTATATTCTTAATAGAAGTTTTGTATGCTAAAGGATTAGAATATGTCCAATTTTGAAAATTAGGCGCAGGGCCCGGAGCTGTAGTTCTAGAAGCCCCTAATGCTTTATTACTTAACATTATGCGTTGTCTCCTACACGAGCACCGTAAACTTGAGTACCTACTTTCCAAAGAACAATTGTAGTAAATCCTGTAGTAGCTAAAGTAGGCGCAGTTCCACTGTTAGTAGCCCAAACTACACCACTTCCTCCCCACGTAGCACTATTCCAAGTAATAGTATATGCAGTACCGTCATTAACCATTAACGTAATTGCTTCACCAGCTAAAAAGTTAGTAGCTACTGGTGTACGGCTAGCCCCAAGAGTTATTGTCTGTATTGATCCATTACCGGGATCAACCGAAAATCCTGCGGCGTCTGTTATAGTAAAAACATCTTCTAAAATTGTGCCAGTAATAGCTGGATCTGTAAGAGTTTTATTAGTTAAAGTTTGTGTATCTGTAGTACCTACAAAAGCTCCTGTAGGATTTGTTTTTACTGTAAAAGCCGAAGTGCCACTACCAATAACAACACCAGTTAATGTTGTTGCCCCAGTACCTCCTGAAGCAACTGGAAGAATTCCAGAAACACTTGTTTGAAGATTTACACCAGTGTTTGATCCCGTCCCGCCTTGAGCAACAGCAAGTGGAGTAGCAAGAGTCAAATTACTTAAATGTGTAATTGCATCCGTGCAGTCAACCCCAGTGTTATACACAAACATCGTTTTACCAGTGGGAACTGCAACTCCCGTTTGGCCTGATACTTTAATTGTTACAGTGTCGGCACATCCATTATTAACAATGTAGAGTTTTTCAATTGCTGGAACGATAAGATCACGAGCGCCGCCCGTGGTTCCAGTCAAATTTAAACGAAGATTACGAGCTGTTTGAGTTGAATTAGTATCTGTAAGCGTCAGCGTCACGTTAGCACTAGCAAAAGTTACATCAGCCGAGCCTACAATGGCCTCTTCTAAAGCTACCCCTAAATTATCATTAGTAACATTACCCCATGTCCCCGAGTTTTCCCCGGTAGCCATAAGTTGTATTTTTAAACTACTGTACGTACTTGCCATATCTTACTCCTATGCTGCTACTGGCAGCCAGTTTGGTGTTTGTGATGTATTAATAGCCCCCCAATTGGGGTTTTGAGATGTATTAATAGTTCCCCAATTAGCATTTTGAGAAGTATCTATATCCCCCCAAATTAAAACCTTTCCAATACGTCCTTGCGCTTGAACGCCTGTTACATTTAATACAACTGCTTGACCACTTTCTTCCGTTTCGCCTAATTCTGTTGTCCCTACTACCCCTGTAGTAGTTACATACGCCCCACCACGAACTACTACTGTTTCAACTTCCCCGGTACCCTCAACACCTGTAACTACTACGGTTCCTTTGGAATCTACTTCGGCTTCACCTAACTGCCCCGTTCCAACAACACCTATAATAAATACTGTAGCCTTTGCGTTTACATCAGCAGTTCCAAGTTCTCCAACTCCTTCAACGCCCGTTGGGAAAACCCTAACTTCTGCGCTAACTTCTTCTTCACCTAATGTACCTACACCTTCAACACCTGTTACTGCAACTGATGCTCCTGACCTAACTGTATACTGCGTACTTTCTATACAGTCAGCTTCTACACCGAATACGGGCGAATTTGCAGCGGCCCTTGCTACTACTGTACCTACTTCTCCAGTACTTTCAACTCCAGTCACAGGAACTTTATTTATAGTTCTGTGCTCTATAAACCCCGTTTCTCCAACACCTTCAACGCCAGTTAAAGTTACATTAGCCGTACCAAAAACTGTTTCTTGACCAAGTTCTACTTCAGCCTGAAAACTAGCAGGTTCAATTTCAGATCCAGCCGCAACACCTACAGGATCTAATAAAGCACTTGCATCAACTCCGGTAACTGTTGTAAAGCCTTTTGCTCTTGCAACAACAGTACCAACTTCACCACTAGCTTGAACACCGATAACACTTACAAGCATGGCGGTAGTAACAATACCAACTTGACCTACACCTTCAACACCTGTCACTGCAACTGATGCCCCAGCTCTAACTGTATACTGCGTACTTTCTATACAGTCAGCTTCTACTCCTGTAACTATTACTGCAGCATTAGCATTAGCTACTACTGTACCAACTTCACCCGCCGCAGATACTCCGGTAACTGAGACTAGAACATCAATTCCTCCTACGCCCCAGCTACCTGTACTCCAGCTACCACTACCCCAACCGGCCATTTAATACTCTTAAGCAATACGAATGATTGCGTTAGATGCGTCATTTGTCGGGAAAATGATTGTGAAATCTCCATCCGTCGAAGTTTTATCCGCACCAAAATCTAATACGCAGACTGATGCATTAGTCAATGTTGTATTAGCAGTACCGTTAGCTGAAGGTGTAGTGTTATAAATTAAAGCACCACGGGCTGTAATTGTTACGTTAGGAAACGTTAAATCAGAAAAATCAGTAAATCCCGTACCCGTATTTGCATTAATGTTAGTAGCAGTTACACCTGTATTAGTTAATGCATTACCGCCAGCCGTATAGTTAGTGCCGGAAGATGAAACTTCATCACTATTTGTATATGCGGTTGTATTAGCATCTAATGTTGCCGTAGATGTGTATAAAGCGAGTTTAAACGTGTCGCCTGATGCGTTACGAAAATCGTGTACGGCTAGCAAAAGTTCAGCCTTAAACGAAGTGGTCATTGCTTGTGTAATTGCCATTTGAAATACTCCTTAAGTATCTAAAATTTTAACTAACTCTGGATAACCTGCTTTTTTAAACTTATTAACCAAAGTTACATTATGTGACCTTACGGCCTCATGCATATAAAACACCAAAATTTTTCTGATGTTGTCCCTAAATGCCTCTGCCTGCTCACGAATGAGTGGGTGAGTCTGGCTTCCGACATACATAATTTTGTCGAGAGCGCGTTCTGATATCTCTTCTGGTGTAAATCCACGATTTTGTGTAGTTTCAACACGTACTGAACCACCTAAAAGAACTGAAACTTCATTCATATTCATCGGACTGGATACCTCGCTTGAACTGTTCTGTACATATCTTGGCGATTCTTACCTTCGCCAAGTTGTTTTAGCATGGCGAGTGCTTCATTATATCGAGATATATAGTTAGAATTAACGTCCTGCTCGCCCTTCATAAAGGCGTACGCCTCTAACAATGAACCATAAAGAAGAACAGAATCAAAGTTATTACCAAGCCAAGTCTCTCCACTAGCAGCAGCAGTAATTGAGATCGGATAGTAAAAATAATGTAGTTCAAAGTCGTAATTCAGATCCGGAGTTGGCCCTAAAATAAAACTAGATTGATCTCCCGGCACAACGGTTGGCCCTTTAAAAATAGCATAGTGTTGGGGTTTACCCGTATCTGTCGGAATAGGATATGCCTCCCGAATAAACTCAACGTCCTTATTTAACAAAAACTCTTGTGCTTGCGTCGTTGGGTCAATAATGGACAAAGAAAAAGTAGCCAGCCAATCTGATGGCGCACTTAAGTATTTATTACTTGCCGTGCAATTTCCTATGACATTCTTACGAAAAACGGGAAGTTGAACACTATTAAAAACCCTCTGCTCAGCCTGAGTAATAAAAGTATCGACCTGATCTTTTGTGAGAAAAGATGTCGTTGTAGCAGTGGTGGTTGCGACCACCGTATCTGGGAAATTATTCTCAGCGTAGGCTTGTATGGTCTGAAACAGTGTTGAGTAGTTCACAACTTATCCCATCTTTTTGCTATTACCGGTACCTTTAGTAGCCGCCCCAGTACCGCGAGTTTTCTGAGTCTGCGTGTTAGGCACGTTGTTTGGGTATCCATTGTTATTGGGTACGATTGGTATTTGCTTGACTGGCTTATCCATTACCGTCCCCTTCCAGCATTTTTATAAGTGAAAGACGATACTTTTTGATTGGCAACTTTTGCCAGATTGCGCCCCATAGCTTTCATCTGAAGGTTGGTTTTGCCACCTTTAGCCAATTTCTTTGCACTAGCGTCAGGATGAGCTTTAGCTCCCTTCTTTTTCATGTGCGCTTTCAATGCTGCTTTCATGTCCATTTTCTACTCCTAAGTTATTGTTACGGTCACGGTTCCTGTTTCCCCGTTAGCCTCTAGGTTATTCAGTAACCCAGATAACTGCAAGGGGTCGTTTAAACCAACAGGGTTCCACCCCCATTGGATCTGTCTACTACCGCCAGATGGCGTTCCAAATGCATCTACGTCCTCGTTGGGCAAGTTTAATGGGTTAGTTTGTATACCCGTGAA